CAAAAAATGATGTTTGCAAGCGTCGGAATCAGTTCCGCGGCCGCGCAGACGTTCAAGAAAAACCACCCAGAGTTTGCGGAAGCACTGGACATGGCCATCACCCACTCACAGGCTTACTGGGAAACCCAGTTGCTTGCCAACGTGGAGAACAAGGCCTTTAACAGCAGGGTGGCTGAGATCGCGTTGAGGGGTCAATTCCCCTCTGACTACCGCGACGACAAGAGCAGTAAGCTTGAAGTCAAGGCGGACGTCGTGTTGGATTTTTCAGGTGCGGTTACCGACTTGATTACGGCGCTCAAAAAAGCGGCGTAACAATACGTCGGCACTTAGCAATAAGTTCCGACATTTTGTAATATGAGGGAAAAGGTTTAGCGGCCCTGTCATTGCTCCATCAATGACTACCTCACCAAATAGCCATGGAGGGCACATCTATGAGAACATGTTCTCGTTGTTCAACCGAACAACCTCTTGAAAACTTCAGTAGAAAACTAAAAGGGTTTCAACACCACTGCAAAATGTGTGTAAAAGAGACCAATAAAGAACACTACCAAGAAAATAGAGAGTCAAGACTAGAATACCAAAAAGCGCACTATCAAAACAATTCCGAAGCGATAAAAGAATACACCAAAGATTGGCGTAAACAAAACACGGAATACACCAAGCATTTTGATAGACTGCGAAAATATGGGTTGACGTCAGAACAGTTTTGTGGTATGTTGGAAGATCAAAATTTTAAGTGCGCTATTTGTGAAGACACTTTAAAACAAGATCGTTCAACACACGTTGACCATGATCACTTGACGGGAGTTGTCAGGGGCATTTTATGTCACCACTGCAACACCGGTCTTGGTTGTTTTAAAGACACAACATCACGGATGAAAAAAGCTATTCAGTATCTTGAACGTAACCAAGAAAGTAAGTAACTATGTCAGGTCATGCGCTTCTATCCCCCAGTTCCGCCTACAGGTGGATTGCTTGCACCCCCTCGGCACGCCTTGGGGAAATGATTCCCGAGCCAAAACGAAGGGGTGGATTTGACCACGCAATGAATGGCACAACAGCGCATACTTATGCTGAAGCACAACTACGCAGACACTATAAACAGATCACTGCGGCAGAGTATAACGAGGCAGTTAACGCAGTCAAAGAAACAGAGTATTACAACGACGAGTTTGAAAGCTATGTTGCCCAATACGTGCTTTATGTTCGAAGTCAAATTGGTGCACAAGACGAACCACATTTTGAAGTCAAGGTAGACTATTCTGAATGGGTTACCGGTGGCACAGGCACAAGCGACGTAGTTGTTATTAGAGAAGATACCATTCACGTAATGGACGCAAAGTTTGGTGTAATGCGTGTAGACGCAAAAGAAAATGAGCAGATGCGACTTTATGCGCTAGGTTCATACGCCAAATTTAAAGACACACACCCACACTTAAAAAATGTGGTGTGCACCATTGTCCAACCTAGAATTGACAACGTGTCAACTGAAGAGTTGACGTTAGCGGAATTGATTCAGTGGGCTGATGACGTGGTCCGACCTGCGGCCAAATTAGCTTATGCAGGCAAGGGAGAATTTTTTGCGGGGTCTCATTGCCAGTTTTGCAAAGCCAAGTCACAGTGCAGGGCCCGCGCAGACTTTAACAACGTGGCCGCGGCGGCTGATTTCAAGGCGCCAGCACTCCTGTCAGAAACCGAGTTGATGAAGATACTCTCAGACGCGGCTAAGACACGCAAGTGGCTTTCCGATGTTGAAGAATATATGTTGACACAGGCAACGGACCATGGCATAGTGCCTACAGGTTACGAGTTGGGGCAGACAAGCACAAATCGTAAAATAGAGGCGCAAGAGGATGCGGCGAAAAAGTTGCAGAAAGCAGGGTTTGATGATATATTCACCACACCCAGTTTAAAATCTGTGGCACAATTGGAAAAGCAGGTGGGCAAGGGGCACCTCCAAGATATTCTTGGTGACCTGATTGTCAAACCTGCGGGGGAACCAAAACTGGTGCCCTCGAAGTTGAAGGAAGAGTTTGGGTCTTGAGAGCCGCCTATTTCAAAGTGCTCTCGAATTAGTAAACAAGGAGGCCAAGATGGCCAAGAACGAAAAAGTGGTTACCGGTAAAGTGCGTTTTTCTTATGCTAACGTGTTCAAGCCCGTTGCAAGCGAAGAGGGCAAGACCCCCAAGTATTCTGTGTCGGTGATTATCGACAAGAAGGACAAGGAAACCATTGACAAGATCAACGCGGCTTTTGAAAAAGCCAAAGCGGCAAGCGCGGCCTATTTTGGCGGCACTGTTCCAAAGGGCCTTAAAGGCGGCCTGCGTGATGGTGATGCTGAGAAGGACGACCCTGCGTATGAAAATTCGTTTTTCATTAACGCCAATTCTGTGCAAAAGCCCGGAGTTGTGGACGCTGAATTGAACGCAATCATTGACCCAGAAGAGTTTTATTCTGGTTGCTACGGCCGAGTGTCATTGACATTCTACGCCTACAACCAACAGGGCTCCAAGGGCATTGCCTGCGGTTTAGGCAACTTGCAAAAGTTGGAAGATGGCGAGCGTTTGGGTGGTGGTTCTTCCGCCGCCTCTGACTTCGCGGTCTAAGTAGTTTGGGGTTGTAGCCTATAAGCTACACCCCCAATTTTGTTTAATATACTGAACATTTATTATGATCAAACTTGAATTTACTGTCGATGAAACTAACCACATTCTCGGTTTGTTGGGCAAGCTTCCATTTGCTGAAGTTAACATGACCATCATGTCTATTGTTGACCAAGGCCGCCCACAAGCAGAAGCTTTGGAAGCCGCGAAAGCCGCAGAAGAAGCCAAAGAAAAAACAGAAGAATAAATTCTGTTACACCCGACGCCCACTCTCACGCGTGGGCTTTTTTTGTCTCTAAAATTTATCACCATAAAATGAACCAATACCATCTGGCCATCACATCATGCCGTCAATGCGCGCCATGATGACTTCTGGAAAAGCCGCCGACCGTGACAACACCTGTGTATACAACTGCTCATACCTCCCCGTGGACGACGTCAAGTCATTTGACGAAGCCATGTTCATTCTGCTCTGTGGTACAGGTGTCGGCTTCTCTGTGGAATCTAAGTACACAAACAAACTGCCCGACGTGCCAGAGCGCCTGTTTGAGTCCAGCCACGTTATCAACGTGCACGACAGCAAAGAGGGTTGGGCCAAGTCATACCGCCTGCTGTTAGCCAACCTGTACGCCGGTGAGATCCCAAAATGGGACGTGAGCAGGGTGCGCGCCGCAGGCACACCCCTGAAGACCTTTGGTGGCCGCGCGTCCGGCCCAGAGCCACTGGTTGACCTGTTTCACTTTACAATCAAAATCTTCAAGGCCGCACAGGGCCGCAAGCTGAACACGCTTGAGTGCCACGACATAATGTGCAAGATCGGCGAGGTTGTTGTGGTGGGTGGCGTGCGCCGCTCTGCCATGATCTCATTGTCTGACCTGAACGACGAGCGCATCCGCCACGCCAAGTCTGGCAACTGGTGGGAGACAGCAGGACACCGCGCACTGGCCAACAACAGCGCCGTGTACGAAGTCAAGCCAACAGTTGGCACGTTCTTGGAAGAGTGGACGTCCCTGTACAACAGTCACTCAGGCGAGCGCGGTATCTTTAACCGCGAGGCCGCAAAGGCCGCTGTGGCCAAGTACGGCAAGCGCGACCCCAACTTTGAGTTTGGCACAAACCCCTGCAGTGAGATCATTCTGCGCCCCTACCAGTTCTGTAATTTGACAGAGGTTATGGTGCGCCCTGAGGACACACTGGAGAGTCTGAAGCAGAAGGTGCGCATGGCGGCCATTTTAGGCACCATACAGGCCACTTTCACACACTTCCCATACCTGCGTAAGGTCTGGCAACGAAACACCGAGGAAGAGCGTTTGTTGGGCGTGTCATTGACTGGCATCTACGACCATAAGGTCACGAGCGATATAAACGGCGCCGCGTTGTGGTTGCCCCAGTTGCGTTTGGTTGCTGAACAGGCTAACGCTGAGTACGCTGACCTGCTTGGTATCCCACGCTCAACAGCTATTACAGCCGTTAAGCCTAGCGGTACAGTGAGCCAGTTGACAGACACAGCAAGCGGCATTCACCCACGTCACTCGCCCTACTACATCCGCCGCGTGCGTGGTGACATGAAGGACCCACTGTCACAGTTCTTGGTCTCCCAAGGCATCCCCAACGAGCCCTGTGTGATGAAGCCCAACAACACGATCGTGTTCAGCTTCCCACAAAAGGCGCCAGAGGGTTTGACCACACGCGACGACATTGACGCAATCAAGCACTTGGGCCTCTGGTTGGCGTATCAGCGCCACTGGTGTGAGCACAAGCCCTCTGTGACCATCTCGGTCAAAGAGAGCGAGTGGCCAAAGGTAGGCGCGTTTGTGTGGGACCATTTCGACGAAATGTCAGGTGTGTCGTTCTTGCCCCACGACGGCGGCACGTACAGACAAGCCCCTTATGAGGAGTGCACAAGGAAGAGTACGATACACTGTTGGCGCAAATGCCAACAATCGAGTGGGCAAAGTTTGCCGAAAACACCGATAATGTAGAAGGCGCTCAAATGCTTGCCTGTGTGGCCGGCGTCTGTGAGATATAATTAAACTGGGGTGGTGCCTCTGAGGGTTCTCGGGGGAGCGCACACCACCCCACCTTTTAGGAGTAGGTATGAAAGAGAAAATTTTACGAATTTTTGAAAATGTTCTCGGTGCTTTTACCATGTTGGTGGGAATAATTGGCGCGGCATACCTTGGCTTTATTGCCATGGGTTTGTGGGCCCATTTGCACCAGTACGCACTGAGCGCTTTCAAATGAACGAGCCAGATGTAGTTAACAAGCCCCCTCATTACACCGAACACCCGTCGGGTATTGAGTGTATTCAAGTCACTGAACACATGGGGTTTAACCTAGGTAACGCGATTAAATACATCTGGCGCTGTGACTTGAAGAAAGATGCCATTGAAGACTTGAAGAAAGCCAAATGGTACATTGAGCGCGAAATTCAAAAACGCACAAAATCTATGTTATAGTTTGAAGGTGTTTCATGGTGAGTCCTTGGTTGGGCTTTTAGCAGGGGAGGCAACTTCCCTGCTCTTTTTTTAACGCAGATTCGTCTGCATGCCTTAGGAGCAGTTATGTCAGTTCTTTCAATCGACTTCGAGACCCGTAGCAGGGTCGATCTCAAGGTCCATGGCCTTGATGTTTATTCATCCTCCCCCACAACAGAAATCATTTGCATCGCCGCAGGGTACACCGCGGACGACGTGCAGGTGTGGACGCCCGATCAGGTACCCCAGTGGGTGTTGGACCATGCGGCGAATGGAGGCCTAATCGCCGCATGGAACGCGTCGTTTGAGCACCACATTTGGAACCGCGTAGGCACCCGCTTTGGGTGGCCTGAGATCCAGTGGGAGCAACTGATCGACTCTATGGCCATCGCGGCCGCAAACAACATTCCCCAAGACTTGGACACGGCCGGCGAGGTAATGCAGGCTGACTTTCAAAAAGACAAGCGCGGCAAAAAGCTCATTCAACTGTTGAGCAAACCCAAGCGCGACGGCACGTTCAGCGAGGACCCAGTGACCATGGCCGAGATGCTTGAGTACTGCAAGCGCGACGTGCAGACTGAAATTGCGATCGTCGGAAAGTTACGCAAACTGTCACCATCCGAGCAGTCTGTTTGGGTGGCCACACAGAAGATCAACCAACGCGGTGTTCCAGTGAACCCCACGGAGTTGAACAACATTATGAACGTGGTGGATCACGAGATGAGCCACATCAACGAAGAGATCACGCGCCTGACCGGTGGCATTGAGGTGTCTAAGCGCGAACAACTGCTTAATTGGTTCAGGTCCAAAAACGTGCTCCTGACAGACATGCAGGCCGAAACAATTGAGAACGAGGCTAAGAAGACCCACACAGACCCAGACGTTAGTAAGGTACTGAAGTTGCGTTCTGAGGGGTCCAAAACGTCTGTCACCAAGTTCAATAAAATGGCCGACGTGCAGGTGGGTGGACGCATTCGTAATGGTCTGGTGTACCACGGCGCCTCTACAGGACGTTGGGCCAGTCGCGGTATCAACCTGCAGAACATCGCGCGACCCGCGCTGTGGATGAAGGACCAAGACATTGCAGACGCGGTGCAGATCGGTCTGGAGCATGGTGGCTACTTGGCCATGAAGGAGCGCTTTGGTGACCGCGTGATGGACGCGTGCTCGTCGATTGTGCGCAACGCCATCAAGGCACCAGAGGGGTACACCTTTGTGGACGCTGACCTGTCATCGATCGAGAACAGGGTGGCGTCGTGGATTGCGGGCCAGACAGACAAGGTTGAGTTGTTCCGCCAAGGTCTGGACGAGTACAAAACGTTCGCGTCAACAAGCCTGTACAAGGTGCCCTACGAACAGGTGACCAAGGACATGCGTCAGGTCAGCAAGTCTGCTGTGCTCGGTTGCATGTTTGGGCAGGGCGCAAAGGGCCTTGTG